GAAAAGTATTAGTAGAATTGCTTCCTAAAGAATTAAGAGGTGAATTTGAAGGTAATACTACAGACCATTCAATGGATTAATAAATGACAATATTTGATTTTCTTAAAGAAATAACAACAACGAAATCAGCTTGGTCTTCTTTTACAGAAGACCAGCAAAATTCGTTTAATTCTTACATGGTTCATCGATTTGTTAGTATGTATGAGGAGTATACTGAGGTTGCTAATTATGGCCAAAGGATACCATATCCCGAAAAAGAAAAAACCTATAAATATTACTGCCATATGTTACCTAAAAAGAATGTCTTCCTTAAGTATGTGAAAAGTTCACGTAAAAAATCAAACGAACAATTATTACATCACATTGCTAATCATTTCACTGTATCATTAGGTGAGGCGGAAGAATATATTGAGTTATTAAAAAAAGCCGGAGTAGAACAAATTCTTGAAAAATCAGGGGTTGACGAAAAGGAAATAAAGAAGTTATTAAAAGAAGTCAAATGACAAAAAACAGCGATTTAGGAATTGTAGGGAAACACCCTGAAACAAGAACAGTTATTAAAACAGACTCAGTAGTAGATTCTATTGTTGATAGTTTTATCTCCAGAGCAGCCCAAGGTAAAGAAAAATATGGACATACCCTTGACAGACAAGATTTATCAACTTTAGATTGGATCCGTCATGCTCAAGAGGAACTTATGGATGGTATTTTATATCTTGAAAAACTTAAGAAAACCTTAGGTGGCTAAGAAGAAAAAAATACCTGCTATTGTAAAACAGATACAAAAGCAACCTGTTAACGAGGTTAACTATGCGATTCAAAAATCGATTTCGTATAGTCAACTTTCTATGTATACTAACTGCCCACACAAATGGTCTTTACAGTATAAAGACGGTCACTATAAGTCTGAGTCATCGATTCATATGACTTTTGGAACTGCGTTACATGAAACACTACAACATTACATAACAACTATATATGAAATAAGTGGTGCTGAGGCAGATAGAATTGATTTAGAGGCTTATTTTGAAGAACGTTTTAGAGAAACATATTTAAAAGATTATAAGTCAAATAAAAAAGTACACTTTAGTGATCCTGTCCAAATGAAGGAATTTTATGAAGATGGACTTGAAATTATTAAAGTTGTAAAGAAAAATAGAGGTGGCCATTTTGGTAAACGAGGTTGGTATTTAGTAGGCTGTGAAGTTCCTATTGTTTTAACTCCACTACCTGAATTCAATAATGTTTTATACAAAGGTTACTTGGATGTTGTTTTATATCATGAACCAACTAATAGCTTTAAAATCCTAGATATTAAAACATCTACTAAGGGTTGGAGCGATTATGAGAAAAAAGATGAAACAAAACAATTCCAATTAATACTATACAAACACTTTTTTGCTAAACAATTTGGAGTTGAAGTTGATAAAATTGACATTGAGTTCTTTATTGTTAAACGTAAAATATGGGCCGAATCACCATTCCCCCTATCCAGAATACAGGAGTTTACCCCAGCATCCGGTAAAGTAAAAATGAATAAAGCGGTAAACGCTGTAACCAGTTTTATTAATGGTGTATTTAATACAGATGGTTCTTACAAAGATATAGTTCATGAACCAACTCCTAATCTTAATACTTGTAAGTACTGTCCTTTTAAAGATAATAAAGAACTTTGCAATAGTGGCATTTCTTAATGAATCCGCATATATTTATATCCGATATTAAAAATAAAAGCTATGACAACAAAAAAGGATATGACCCTAACCTCTGTGAAAGTACAGAGCGAGTTATTCGAACAATTTAAAATTTCTTGTGTAAAGTACAAATTTTCTTTACAAAAACTTGCCGATCGTACAATTCATCTTTATCTAACAGATGATGATTTTCGTAAAAAGGTTCACTCACACAATAATTTAGATATTAAAGATTAAAATTAAATTTGGTTATTTAAAAAATAAAAGTTACATTTAATATAATATGAAAGATAAATTTGGTTATTTACCTCCTGATAAGAGGAAAAAGATTTTGCTTATCTGTGATGACATTAGAGTTCATTCAGGTATTGCAACTGTTGCTAGAGAAATTGTAATCCACACAGCACACCATTTTAATTGGGTAAACATTGCTGGAGCTGTACAACACCCCGATAAAGGAAAACGTTTAGATCTATCAGAAGATACTAATAAAAATAGTGGTATCGCAGATTCATCAGTAGTTTTATATCCTGTTGATGGGTATGGAGATTCAATGATTTTAAGACAATTATTAGAAATAGAAAAACCAGATGCAATTATGTTGATTACTGATCCTCGTTATTTTGTTTGGTTGTTTGCTATTGAAAATGAAATTAGAAAAACAACCCCTATTGTTTACTTAAATATTTGGGATGATTATCCCGCTCCAATTTACAACAAACCATATTATGAGGCTTGTGATTTATTAATGGGGATTTCAAAACAAACAGTAAATATTAATAAAATTGTTTTAGGAGATAAAGCTAAAAACAAACTTATTAAGTATGTTCCTCATGGTTTAAACAGTGATATTTTTAAACCTATTACTAAAGAGGATGCTGATTATAACAATATGATTGAATTTAAAAAAAGAATATTTAATAAACAAAATCCAGAATTTGTAGTATTCTTTAATTCAAGAAATATTCGTCGTAAACAAATCCCAGATGCTATGATGGCCTTTAGGTTGTTTTTAGATAAATTACCAAAAGAACAAGCTAAAAAATGTACTATGTTACTTCATACTGAACGTGCTAGTGAACATGGAACTGATTTAAATGCTGTTGTTGAGTTGTTATTTGGTGATGAGTATCCAAATAATATTATTTTTACAGACTCACATTTTGCACCACAAGAAATGTCATACTTATACAACATTTCAGATGTACAAATTTTATTAACATCTAATGAAGGTTGGGGATTAAGTTTAACTGAAGCTATATTGTGTGGTTTACCTATAATTGCTAACGTAACTGGTGGTATGCAAGATCAAATGCGTTTTGAATTTGAAGATGGTACTTGGATTGACTTTGATGAAAATTTCCCATCTAACCATAGAGGTACAATCAAAAAACATGGTGAATGGGCATTCCCAGTATACCCAACTTCACGCTCGATTGTAGGATCTGTTCCAACTCCTTACATTTTTGATGATAGATGTGAACCAGAAGATGCTACAGAACAAATCATGTCTGTTTATAACTTAACTTCTGAGGAACGTAAATCTAAGGGATTAAAAGGTAGAGAATGGGCTTTAAGTGATGAAGCAGGATTCACATCAGAATACCAAGCTAAACGTGTTATGGAAAATATAGATGAATTATTTAATACTTGGACACCAAGAGATAAATTTGAATTTATTAACACAAATGAATATCCAAAAAGAGTTTTAAAACATAAATTAATATATTAATGAAACCGTTATTTATAATAAGTTGCCCTATTGATACCTACTCAGGTTATGGAGCACGTTCACGTGATTTAGTTAAGTCAATTATTGAAATTGACAAATATGATGTTAAAATTTTACCTCAAAGATGGGGTGATTGTCCTTGGGGTTTTATTAACGAAAACCCCGAATGGGGATTTTTAAACACACATATTTTAAAAACTCAAGGATTACCACAACAACCAGAAATATGGGCCCAGTTAACTGTACCAAATGAGTTCCAACCAGTTGGAAAATATAATATTGGATTTACAGCAGGTATTGAAACTACAATTTGTGCTCCAGAATGGATTGAAGGAGTTAATAGGATGGATGTTACTTTTGTATCGTCTGAACACTCAGCAGAGGTATTTAAAAACTCAACTTTTGAACAAAGAGATCAAAACACAAATCAAGTAATACGTAATATTAAAGTAGAAAAACCAGTTGAAGTATTACTTGAAGGAGCTGATTTAAATAAATATTTTGAAATGGAAGATCAAGACCTTCCGGATAATGATTTAGTAAATACTTTAGATGGAATTAAAGAATCTTTTTCTTATTTATTTGTAGGACACTGGGTAGCAGGAGATTTTGGTGAGGATAGGAAAAATGTTAGTTTATTAATTAAAGCATTTTTCGAAACATTTAAAAACAAAAAACAAAAACCATCCTTAATTTTAAAAACATCAGGTGCAGGTTCATCATATGTTGATAGAGAATTAATCATTCAAAAAATCCAACAAATCAAATCTTCAGTTGAATCTAAGGATTTACCAAATGTTTATTTGTTACATGGGGAATTTACAGATGATGAGATGAATCATTTATATAACCATCCAAAAGTAAAAGCAATGATAAACTTAACTAAGGGAGAAGGATTTGGTCGCCCATTACTTGAATTTAGTTTAGTTAAAAAACCAATTATTGTTTCAAATTGGTCAGGTCATATGGACTTTTTAGATCCAGAATTTGTATGTGCTATTAATGGTGAATTAAAAAATGTACACCCAAGTGCGGCAAACCAATTTTTACTTCAAGAAAGCCAATGGTTTAATCCAGATCATGGTCAGGTAGGTTATTATTTAAAAGATGTATTTGAAAATTATAAAAAATACACAGTAAACGCTAAACGTCAATCCCACAAAAGTAGAACTAATTTTAGTTTTGAGGCGATGAAAAATAAAATTGAAGAATATTTAAATAAATACGTTCCTGAGTTCCCAAAAGAAGTTCAAATAACTTTACCTAAACTTAAAAAAATAGAATTACCTAAACTTAAAAAAGTAGAACAAAATGGATAACTTAATAATTTGTGATCGTTGCGGTTCGGATGCCTGCTACGTAGATGAAGTAAACCAAGATATAAAAACCCACTTCTGTTATGGATGTGGGTTTCAAACTAATTCTTTAATGATTGATGGAAACGAATTTTTAACCCAACAATCAGAAGTTTTACCTGAATTATATAAAGAATTATTTTATACAGATAAAGATGGAAAAATATGGATGCCATCAGCTGTAAATTTACCCCAACAGGGTATGGTATTTGCTAATGGAAATAATGCTTCAAATTGGATGTGGAGTGCTGTTAAAGCAATTCCTGTTTCTGAAGAAGAAAAAACTAAGTACCCTATTCCTGGTAAAAAAGGTGAGTTTTATGAGTGGAGAATGGATATGGCTACAATTGCTCATTTTCCTGAGCGTGATTATATGGAAGCTCTTTCGTATATTGGGATATTACCCTTATGATAAGTTTAGCTATTACTGTATGTAATGAATATAAAGAGTTAGAGACTCTATTGGATTATTTATCCGAACGAGCTCTATCTCCCGAGTATGAAATTATCATCCAGATTGATAAAGACAATCATACCCCTGAGGTACTTCATACTATTATAAATAAAGGTATTAAACATCATTTTGTTCCATTAAATAAAGACTTTGCATCATATAAAAATGAATTAGCAAAACACTGTTCTGGAGAGTATATTTTTCAGATTGATGCTGATGAAATACCTAATACAGATCTACTTGATATGTTACCTGGTATTTTAGAAAGTAACCCGGAAGTAGATGTATACTTAGTTCCCCGAATTAATACAGTAAGTGGCATTACCGAGGAACATATTCAGAAATGGAGATGGAGAGTTGAGGGCGATAGAATTAATTTTCCTGATTACCAGTGGAGAATTTATAAAAATATTCCTACAATTAAATGGATAAATAAAGTACACGAACGCTTGGATGGGTTCAAAATTTATAGTACATTACCACCACAAGATGAATTTTGTTTACTTCATCCAAAAACAATAGAAAAACAAGAAAAACAAAACCAATTTTATAACACGTTATGAATTACAAAGAACAAAGACCTTGGGGCGAATTTGAAAACCTATTAGACTCAGACATTTGCAAAGTCAAAAAAATTATTATCAACCCAGGACAATCACCAAGTTATCAATATCATTTTAAACGTAGTGAAGTTTGGACTATAATTCAAGGGAATGGTGAACTAAAACTAAACGATGTAATTATCCCTGTAAGTGAAGGTTATACATACCATATTGAAAAAGAAGCCAAACATCAAATCAAAAATACAGGTACTAACGATCTTATTTTTATAGAAATCCAATTAGGTGAGTACTTTGGAGAGGATGATATTGTAAGATTGGAAGACAATTATGGTAGAGCATAAAGTATTAATAACTACAAGTGGTTTAGGTAGTAGATTAGGACAATTAACAGATTATACAAATAAATGTTTAGTTCGAGTAACAGACAAACCAGCAATTTCCTATATTGTTGAAAGTTATCCTAAAAATACTAAATTTGTAATTACATTAGGACATTATGGGGATCATGTTAAACAATTTCTCCAACTAGCATATCCTGATTATGATTTTACTTTTGTTGAAATAGATAAATATAAAGGAGAAGGAAGTAGTTTAGGATATTCTATTCTACAATGTAAGGATGAATTACAATGTCCTTTTATATTTCATGCTTCCGATACAATTATTAAAAATTACATACCAACTTCACCTAATATTAATTATGTAGTTGGAACATATAAAGAAGATCCCGCTCAATATAGAACTTTAAATTTAAATGGTAATAAATTAGTTAAAATAAATGAAAAGGGAGAACTTAATTATGATTTTTCATATGTTGGTATTGCTGGTATAAAGGATTTCAAATTATTTTTTAATAATCTAGAAACACTGATTCATAATAAACATATAGACACTTCAGACGTACATGCAATAAACAATATGTTATCTGAAGTTGATTTTTATGGAGAGTGGGTTAAAGAAAATCATTGGTTTGATATAGGTAATACAACTGAATTAAGTAAAACTAAAAAAGCATTTCACTCCAGCATTGAAGTATTAGATAAAGTAGATGAATCTATATTTTTCTTTGATAACTTTGTTATTAAATTTTTCTCTAACTCAACCGTAAATAAAAATAGAGTTGCTAGAGCTTACAATTTAGGTGATCTAGTACCTGAGATGATTAACTCAACTGAAAACTTTTACAAGTATAAAAAGGCAGAAGGTAAATTATTTTCAAAATCAGTTAACAGTCAAACATTTAGTAGTTTTTTAGAATGGACACAGAATAATCTTTGGATTCCTAAATCTAACAATAATTTTAAAGATAGTTGTAAAGATTTTTATATTACTAAAACAATTAAACGTATTAATCAATACCTCCAAGAAACCCCAGAATCAGAAATTATTAATGGAGAACATGTACCTTCAGTGTATGATTTGATTGATTTAATTGATATTAATTGGTTATGTGATGGTTTACCAAGTCAATTCCACGGTGATTTTATATTAGATAATATTATTGAAACTAATGATAGTTTTTGTTTAATTGATTGGAGACAGGATTTTGCCGGTAATCTGGAAATAGGAGACATATATTATGACTTAGCTAAATTAAATCACAATTTGACTGTTAATCATGATATAATAAATAAAAATCTATTTAACTCATCACCTGATAACTGTTATGTATTAACTAATAGTATATTAAATGAATGTCAGGAAATACTACATAAATTTATTATTAATAATGGATATGATTTAAAAAAAGTAAAAACATTAACTTCTATTATTTGGATTAATATGGCTCCTCTTCATGAATACCCATTTAATAATTTCTTATTTAATTTCGGAAAGTATAATTTATATAAAAATTTAAAGCAATGAAACCAAAATATTTTATAGGTCCTATGTCTAAGAACGTTGTAGACACAATAATTGATTTTTGTAATGAAACAAACAATTGTATAGGATTAATCCCTTCAAGAAGACAAATTGAACACAATGGTGGGTATGTTAATAATTGGACAACCAAAGAATTTTCAGAATATGTAACTAAAAAAACAAATAAAATAATTTTAAAACGAGATCACTCAGGACCTAAACAAGGTGCTTTTGAGGATGATGGTATTATATCATTAATAAGTGATTGTAAGTATTTGGATTATATTCATATTGATCCTTGGAAATGTTTTAATGGTTTAGAAGAAGGCATAACATCAACAACAACATTGATTAAATTATGTTATGCTATTAACCCTAATATTAAATTTGAAATTGGCACTGAGCAATCCATACGACCTTTTAGTGTACATGAATTAGAAACGCTAATAAACACACTACAACAAACCCTATCACCACTAGAATTCAAAGCAATTGAATACCTAGTAATCCAATCAGGAACATCATTAAAAGGTGTTACACAAACAGGTCAATATGATAAGGATAGATTAATTGAAATGGTTAATCTAGCTAAAAAATATAATTTTATATCTAAAGAACATAATGGTGATTATATTCCTGTAAGTATTATTAAGGAAAAATTTGATTTAGGTCTTGATTCAATTAATATTGCACCTGAGTTTGGATTATTAGAAACTCAAACGTATATTGATGAAATAAAAGATAATGAAATGATAGAAACCTATTTTCAGATATGTTATGATTCTAAAAAATGGGTTAAATGGGTAGATGCTGATTTTGATCCTTTTTCTAATAAAATAGAATTAATTAAAATTTGTGGGCATTATGTTTTATCTAATCCGGAATTTTTAACCAAAATTAAAGCTAACATTCCAAATATTGATTCTAAAATAAAAACAAACATAAAAAATAAGTTATACAGTTTATATGAAACATATTGAAAGAAATAATGATGTTGTATTAAATCAAAACGATTTAGAAGATCTACACACATTTACCCAATTTCCAGTTTATATGGGATGTACTAATAATGATCCTTCCGAAGATATCTTATTTGATATGAGTTGGAAGATTAGTAAATCATCTGGTATGATTCAACTTAATCCACTTCTCCCATTAGACATAGTATATAATGCTGAACATGGATCTGGAACTATTGGAAAATTATGGGATGAACATCATGAGATGTTTTGTAATTTTGTACAAAAATATAATCCAAAAAGTATTTTAGAAATAGGAGGATTACACGGTTATTTAGCTAAAAAATATTTAGATCAAAATCCTAATACTAATTGGACTATTATTGAACCAAACCCAATAGTTGATCCATCTATTCCTGTCAAAGTAATTACTGGTTTTTTTGATAATGATTTTAAATCTGATGAGAAATACGATGCTGTGATTCATTCTCATGTTTTGGAACATGTTTATAATCCTGATGAATTTATAAATCATAAGTCATCTTTTATGGAAGAAAATGACTTACTTTTATTTTCCGTTCCTAATATGGAGGTAATGCTAAAAAATAAATATACTAATTGTATTAATTTTGAACACACTATTTTTATTAGTGAACCTTATATAGAATATTTTTTAAATAAACATAAATTCGAAATTATAGGAAAAGAATATTTTAAAGACAACCACAGTATTTTTTATTGTGCTAAAAAAACCCAAACAAACATACCATCTAATTTACCTAATGATTTATATAATAAATATAAAGTTATGTTTACGGATTATATAAATAAATACGTAGAAGACGTTCAAAATAT